AAAGTACCAACGCAGTATAAACAAATACAAGCTATGCCTTTATCGGAAAGCACAGTATCAAGAAACAAAAAAGCTACGATAGATGAAGTAGCTGATTTCAGAATTTCCGCATAGTTCCAATGATGCCTACGCGGAAAACTAATTGTCAACTTTAGTTCAGTCGACAATCTTGGGGGCGATACCAAAACTATCGCCCCTTTTTTACGTCCATTTCCATTACCCATTGCTTAGCTCTTATGTATAGTAGTATAGTATAGGTACACAAGCACGGCACGGGGGTTGCTGAACAGTTCTTGTCAAGTCAAAAGTTATCCACAAGAAAGAAATAAAGTTGTTGAGTATAAAATAAAATGGGAGTAAGAAGATAGGTAGAAAGGAGAAATCAAAATGCCGAATAATGATGACTACTTATCAAGACAATTATCAGCAGTAAACAATGCGTTTGGTGTTCAAGCAGTTGACAATCAACCTGTTACTGAACAAAGCCATGTTGATAATATTAATTGGAAAGCTTTGTACAAAGTTTTAGAGTCTGAAGTTGAAAGCATAATACTAGACCCTAACGCACCACGTTACGTTAGTGAATGGGGTCAAGGTGTTATGGCTAAGCTTCGAGAAAAACTACCGAGATAACTTAATTCCTTAAGGATCGGCGAGGGGGCTATATAGCCCCCTTTTTTTATGCCATCTCACCAGGCAGCAGGATGCAGCGTACCAGTTCTTCCAGGCAGCCCCAGCCTGACACATTTAACACTCATCTACAACATCTAGGTACTTAGATTGCCCAACATACTACATATGGTTTTCCACGCACCCCCACCACCCCCAATTTGCCCCCTTGCGTGTGAGTGTGTCTAAAGGCTAAGTTTTACACAAACAGAAAGTATGATATAACTTTTTTATGATTTCAGATAAAATCCCGACGGACGTTTTAAAATATGAATTAAGAAAAATGCAAATAAAACTGGCAGAGGAGTCCCGTTCCTCCTTTCTTACTTTTGTAAAAAAAGTTTGGCCAGAATTTGTTGCAGGTTCACATCACAAAATTATTGCAAAAAAATTTGAAGACATTTCACGTGGAAAGATAAAA